CTACTTCCTTTCGGAAGAATCGTCTTACTGGTTTCCCCCTATTCCTAGGAGGTTTCCTTGAGCGTGTGTTTGACCCGGCTAGTGGAGTGTTGCTTGATGAACCGGATGTAGAAGCAATCTATGCTCTACGTCAGCTAACGCTGATGTTTAGCAAGATCGCTCTCCCTCAAGACTCACCGCAAGGTGAGTCTACGCGGGTTGTAAGTCCGCGTCGTGAGAGACGTGCTATGTCCGAATTCGTCTCGTGTGAGCAGGATGTCAGGAGAGCTGATTCCCTTTTGGATCCAGACTATATGTCGGATTTTAAGAGGGTCTCTAGCTTGCTTTTTAGTGAGCTATTTGCGAAAATGGATAGAGATATCCATTTCGCTAGGCTCGTTGGAAAGCATGGCCCAGGCGTTGTCGCAGACAACATTAGCAGTAATGCTAAATGGAATCTGCGAACCTGGACCACTCGACTCCAAAGGCTGTTTCCAGCCGAGGAGTTTCTTATCCCGAATGTCTCTTATACTGGAGACCTTAAGGACGAGATTAACATCCTCGAACCCGAGGCGGAGATCCCGGTTAGGGTGATCTCCGTCCCTAAAACGCTCAAAACTCCACGTCTTATTGCAATCGAGCCGGCTGCTATGCAGTATGCACAGCAATCCGTTCTCGAAAGTTATAAGCGTGCACTTAAGGAGGATGGTTTCCTCTCAAGTGTAATCGGCGACGAGGACCAGAACCCTAATAGGGTGATGGCTCGACTAGGTTCGCACAACGGCGACCTGGCCACACTAGATCTTAGTGAGGCGTCCGATAGAGTTTCGAATCAGCATGTACGGGCCATGCTTGCAGACTACCCAGAATTGCTATGGGCGGTTGATGCTTGCAGGTCCCGGAAGGCTGACGTTCCTGGCCATGGCGTTATACGCCTAGCCAAGTTCGCGTCGATGGGTTCAGCTCTTTGCTTCCCTATGGAATCTATGGTATTCCTTACCATTATTTTCCTTGGGATTGAGCGAGAGCTCAACACTCTGCTTTCCCGGAAGCGATGTGAATCGTATTCCGGGCGGGTGCGTGTCTTCGGGGATGATTTGGTTGTCCCCAGAGACAATGTGCTGTCCGTCGTTGATGAACTAAGTGCTTTTGGGCACAAGGTTAACATCAGCAAGAGTTACTGGATCGGAAGATTCAGGGAATCTTGCGGCAGGGAGTATTATGATGGCCATGACGTTAGTATAGTCAAGGTCAGAGCAGTACTACCTACACGGCGGCAGGATGCTAACGGTGTTATATCCGCAGTTTCCCTCCGAAACCAGTTTTACTGGTCTGGGTTGTGGAAATCCGCGGATTGGATGGATTCCTATTTGGTAGGTGTTATGAAGCACCTTCCAAACGTGGCTCCAACCTCACCGCTGTTGGGCAGGGAGTCGGCGCTGGGTTATCAATTCCAGCGTCTACATCCAAACCATCACAGCCCCCTAACCAAGGGCTACTACGTGATGGCCAAATCCCCTCTAGATCATCTAGATGGGCCTGGTGCCCTACTCAAGTGTCTCGGATCCAAGCCATATACCGGTTTGGGACTTGTCCCTCACCGGAGTGTGACGAGGATCGTTGACGTTGCGAGCGTCAATGAAGAGCACTTGGAGCGTTCTGGACGCCCCGAGCGCGTCGACATCAAGC